AGGACCTTCATACATTTCAACAACGGTTTTCTTATCGCCATATTCAACAGGCTTGAACATGATTTCATGCTTTCCCGTATGAAATTTGTCGTCTGCTTCATCATCTAGGTATTCAGCAAAAACCCAAATCATTTCATCAAGGACCCAATCCCATCTTTTAAAGAATAGGCTATCGGTGTCCCACTCTTCTTTTTTTGGTTCAGCATTAGTTGAACGAAGCTCTTCAGGCACGTCTTCATCATCAACGCTAGGTGCGCCATGCTTTGTTGCTTTCAATTGAATAAGCATAGGATGAATGATCATAGCAAGTGTATGATCCATAGACCAAGTATCATAGGTATCAATACGGATATCTACTTTTCTTGGTTTATCTGTTTTGCTATAAGGACCTATCGTTACTTTCATTTCCAAAGTCTCACTAATGTATGACCAACCTTTTCCTTCTTCGAAAAGAACTGAGTCGACCATGTATACCATTGCTCACGACCATAATAGTCATGAATATAGATAACAGGATCCTGCTTTGTCGAAAGCATCTTTACAAGAAGCGCAGTCGTTGCCCTAGCAACACCATCAACAAAGAAAATCTCTGCATCCATGATCTCCTTACGAGGAAGGAAATAGTCATCCAACCCATGAGGATTCTCTTCATTAACAGTCGCATACCCATGCTCGAACCCATAGAGCTCAGGCTTGAAAATATACTTAAAGCGCTTGTTGATATCAGAACGAGTGTTGGTATATTCGGAAACCTTCATATGCCAATTAGGATTGTGCTCAATAGAGATAAGGCGCTGATTGCCTTCAAGAGTCTCTAACCACTTGATAGACGATCCGCCAGATCCCCATTCAACCATCAACCCATCATCTGACATTTCCTTAATACGAGAGGTCACTTCTGCAACCTCATCCAACTGCATTTGAATTTCAGTCATAGGTCCGTAATTCACTGGAATGCTCATAATATAATCCTATTGTTTTCGCTATTAAGCGTCGCGGGAGATAAAGTGCAATCTAATCTTTTCAGGATGAAAGTATTTTTCGATTACATTTAATACTACATCATTTTCGAAAGGTTTGCAACTGAAAACATCAATATAAAAACTTCCATCAATATCACAAAAGTGTCCTGTAATATTAGATGTTTCAATCATCTGCACAAATGAAATACCTGCCTTAGCAGCATCATGTGTAGCAAAACGTTCAATCCATGGTTCTCCAAAAGCAACCATATCTATAGCAATAACTAATTCTTTAATAAAATTGTAGATATTTTCTTTTGAAGAAATTTCATTCATATTGCCTGCAGTGCAGTCAAGTAAAAGGTGATAGCCCCATGTTTTGTTCATTTCGCATTTGTCCTCATAGTATTTGTTGCAAAACATTATTTATAAAATGGTTCGGGAGGAAGGGCTCGAACCTTCAACCTTGGGATTCAAAGTCCCCTGCGCCACCAATTGCGCCACTCCCGATCAACTCAGTACATTTTAAATCTAGGCGTATCCCTAGTAATTTGATCAATAATTTCAGTGTCACCTCTTCCCGGGAAGTAATCTATTTGCTCACCTTCTCTAAAGAGATCCAATGTAAGGCAATGTAATCCCCCATCCCAAAAATATCTATGACGCCATGGAACAATGATAGGTTCCATTTTATGTTTCTTTAGGAAATCAAAGACTTCTTTATTGTAAGAAGTAACACAGACATGACGTTCATCTAATACGAGAACATTAACATCAAAGACTGATTCTTCGACATACCCAACCCAATCTTTTAACCAAAATTCAACAAACCATCTAAAATCATCGTTGTCTTCTTCACCCGGAACCCACCAGGAACCTCTTACTAATTTTTTAAATTTAGTAAAATCTAAAATTTTATTCCAACCTTGATGTTCAAGAAACAATACATCCCATCCTGGAAAAGTTTCTCTATATGTTTGTACGTTTGTAAGTGAAAGAATAACGCCAGGTTTTAATGTATGAAACATAGCATCATTGTGTCCACCTATAGTCAACTTATGTAATCTAAATTTTTTCACATCGTCATTTAATTTTTCATTTTGGAGATCAAAAAAAGTATCTCCATTTAATATTTTTTCATTAATATAAGAATCATAATATATATCTTTACCAACAACTGTAAAGCTAGGTGCCCAAGTATTTTTTGTTTTTTTAAACGTATCATCATCAGTATAAAGATTTTTATAATTGGGATTATATTTGTCTAATGCTTCTTTAATAGAAGGATGATCATCATTCGTATAATATAATTCATTACCAATAACTAATTGAGAATCACGAGGCTGCATAGGAGGACGCGGAACAATTCCTTTAACATCCCCGTGATCTTCTATTCGTTCATTCTTATCAAGAATAGGACGAATGACTTCACATCCAAAATCCTTCAATATCTTTTCAAAGTATTCGAGTTCCTGTTGTGATTCTTCAGTAATTTTAACTAGAGCATCTTTGATTCTAATATTTTTGATATTCTCATAGAATGAAACATCATATGTAGAACCAAGCATTACAGTCTTTAATGGTTGCCACTTACACCAAATATTATACATTTCTAGAACCTACAATTTTTTCATAATATTCTTTTGACCACGTATCATAATATTTGGTGTTCTTAAGAATTTCATTTGCCTCGTTTACATCAGACAATCTTTGAATGAGTAACAACGTCATTTCACTGTTTGTTCTGATACCATTAATTTCATTATTATCATCCGGATGGTCATAAAAACAAATTAAATCATCATTCATAGAACGAAATAATTCATTGTAATGATCACAAAGAAGACTCAATCCTTCTTTCGTATAATGTTCTTCTATATCAACGATAACAATTTGTGTATCAGTATTCCTAATAAGTTCTATACCAGCCTTAAGTCCTCTAATAAAAGTAGAGGTAATGACTTCATACTTTGCTTTGTTAGCAAAAGGACAGATAGGAAATCCATTTATCTCAGGACGCTTAATCGAGATATATTCAATCCATTTTGATATCTTTTCATTCATATCATGATCCTATATTTGGCGGAAGGTGTGGGATTCGAACCCACGGAACCAATTACGGTTCGAGCATTTAGCAAACGCTTGCCTTAAGCCTCTCGGCCAACCTTCCATAAACTATTTACAAACTCTAACAGCAAATTATGATGTTTACCATCATGCCAATATTTATTGATATACTGATAAGGTTCTTCGTACCAAAACTCTTCACTTTCAGGATGACAACCAATCAATCCTATATTACCTTGAATGATTGCCATCGGTTCATTATTAAGATATGTTGCTACGAGTTCATATTCACCATTACCAACAAAGGTACATCCATCATAGAAAAACATCAATTCTGTTGATTGGTCGGGTTTATGTCTATTCCATTCAATATCAGCGACCGTGCCATAGCTCCTATGAATCTCAGCAGTTGGTCGCTTAATATACTGTACTGCATCTACCCGATCAAGAATATCAAAATATCGAGAACCAGCCCAATAAGCACCCATGCAAATGCCGATATACCTACCACCTCTAGCAAGAAACGCTGCGATCTTGTTAGCTTTAGTACGTGTAAAGAAATCGTGATAGCTGTCACTGTCACCAATGCCGCCAGGGAAAACAATTCCATCCACTTCATTTAGTACCTCGTCAATATCATCATCAACAGTAAATATTTTAATTTCATAATTAGGAGAAAGAGCTCTTTTCACTCCATCACAACATTGTATAGAGCATTCAGGATGATGTTGGAAAAGAGCTAGTTTCTTCATTACGCAAGGAGCCTTGCAGCTTTAGCCTTAACAGCATATTCTTCTAATAATGGAAGGCTAAATTGCGCCTTAACAGCAGCAACATCAGCATCTACGTTCGGATTGTATGCCTTGAAATTACCGCCATGACCGAGCTTGATGTGACAATCCTTTGGCTGCTCCATACAAAGAGTAATCAAATTGGTTGGCTCTAATTCGAGTTCAGGAAATAGGTGGAATGGTTTACGGTGATGAACATTTAAACGAACATTACCGCCACAAGCTTCGCAAGTAGGGTGTTCTTTAATGTGATGATGTTCGACAGTTGGCCAATGTGGGCTACGCTTATGATCAATACCGGCGTGAGCGTCACGAGCTTCAGTCAAATGCAAGTCAGTTGTTGTAGATTTTGTAGTCATATTTACCTCCATGGTTAATAGAGGTATTTATATAATGGTGCTTCTCCACGGAATCGAACCGCATCTTCTCGTTCTTCAGACGAGCGTACGCACCAGCTATACCAGAGAAGCATAGCCAACAGGAGCGAACCCTGTTGGTACAGTCTCGAAACTGTATCGCTTTGCGACCGTGTACCTGAACCTCAGGTGATCCTAACGCCGCGAACTATATCTAAAATATGGAGGAAGCGGTGGGATTCGAACCCACGGAAGACTTGCACCTTCGCCAGTTTTCAAGACTGGAACCTTAAACCACTCGGTCACACTTCCTTATAAATTTTGGCACCGGTACTAGGAGTCGAACCCAGGCTCTTGGTTTTGGAGACCAATGTGCTACCATAACACTTTACCGATATGTGTTTATTTATAATTTATTTTGCTGCCATTAGGAATAAACCTATATTGCTGAAAGCATATCCGCTGTAGATAATTCCCATGCTAACATTGCCTTTGAAGATCTGCTCTCCTGCTATATATGCATATATAGCTGTGACTACTAGTATTAACCATGCACCCATATCTATATCCTTGGTTTTGGTGCCGGTAGATGTACTCGAAACATCTTAGGCAGTCTTATGAGGACTGTGCGATTGCCACAACCGCCCTACCGGCATATTTACCAGTGTCTAATGACACCTGCTACAATAAAGCAATTAGTAACAATGTACGAAACAATTATAATTGTTCTGATAAGAGCAACTTGGTCTGAGATAGCAGCATCATCATGTGCTTTCTCACCCAGTGCTTTTGACCATACGTACCATAATCTTTTCATTGAATTCTCTTAAAATAAAATGGTACTACCTCCAGGGATCGAACCTGAACTCCGAGAACCACAACCTCGGGTGCGAACCATTACACTAAGGTAGCATTTGGTGCCCTTGGAGGGACTCGAACCCCCAACATGCGGAGTTTGAAGCCGCTGCCTCTACCAGTTGGACTACAAGGGCAGTAGCACACTATTTATTCAATATACGGCATACTGAAAAAAATGTCAAGCATTTCTACTTGACATTTTGTTTTTCTATCAGAACTTGTAATTTGTTCCTAAAGTAAAGATATGACCATCATATCCAGAATCGTTAAATGTATTGACATAACGATAACGAGCATCTACATCCCAATTAGGATTTAGATCATACTTTATACCGCCACCAACATTATAGATCTTCTGTAGACCATTAATACCGCTATATACATCCTTAGTCTGTGTTCCTACACCGGCAAGGATATAAGGTGTGAAGTTAAGATATCCATAAGGAGACACTACAACGCCATTGACAACAGCACGAGTTTCCTGATTATAATGACCTTTCTTGAAAGCCTGGTCCAGTGTTACTTCTAGAGCAAAGTTCTTGCTAAAATTGTAACCAACAACACCTCCGATATTTCCTGGCGTGTACTGAACATTCTGATTTGAACGAACATTGCCGCCAGCATTTGCTCCTACGTACCAACTAGCAGGAGCCTCAATGAAAGGCTTAGCAGGAGGAGTAGGGATTGACTTTTCTGGCAAACTAGCTGCAGATGCAGTAGTAGCAGCAAAAATCAATGTGATTGCTGTAAGAATATTTTTCATTTCTTTTCCTTTGTATGTTAATTGGTGCGCCAGGAGGGACTCGAACCCCCACCCCGAAAGACTAGTTCCTAAGACTAGCGCGTCTACCATTCCGCCACTAGCGCATCTGTTTTGTATATACGGCGTTATAGAAGTAAGTCGTTGCCATATCTACCTTATAATACCAAAAGCGTTTCTTTTCTACTTTTGGTAAACTATCAAACCATTTCCAAAAGGCTTGTTTAAAGCCTTTATCATCTTCAAGTGTCTTACCAGTTTTCATAGTCGGTTAGGTCTTTGAACTTGCCTTCACCTTCTGCAGTTTCTACTTCTGCACGAAGACAAAACCCAATACCCGAACTTCCGCCAATAAGCTTAACATTAACAGGCTGCGGATCGAATGTCTTAAGCCATTCAGTAAGAGCTTCCAATTCAATCATACTAACTGTAAGCGTATGCTGGTTCATTTCACTTCTCCATATTATGCGACTTTACGTCCGCTAAGAATATCTTTCAACCTATCTGCAGCATATGATGCAGCAAAGGCATTAGGTTTCACCATAGGAATCACATTGCAAGTTCCGCGGATGTAACCGATTGCTTGATTAAGAACACAAGAAGAACCATGCATCTCATTAGGATTGATATCCAAATGAACTTCACAGTGTTTGTCTTCTAATACATCTACTAACTTCATATAAAGTTCTGAAACCTTATATACTTCATTCATTAGACGATATGATGGACGATCTTTCTTTTGATCATAGTCACGCTCACGCACGACTTCACCAAAAATCTTACATCCACGATTACCATCAATGTGAACAACAACAGCTATAGTATAGTCGGCATGCCAATGATTGTCAACCATCAAACGTTCAGAATCCACACCCATATAGATTTTTGTCTGTGGAGAACAATTTGTGATATAATCTTTTACTTCGTCGAAGTCCATTTTAGCAAACATGACACACCTTTTTTATGGAGCGGGATAAGAGACTCGAACTCTTTTCTACAGCTTGGAAGGCTGGGGCACAACCCATATACCAATCCCGCGTTACTATTATATATAATGGCGCACTGGGAAGGATTCGAACCCTCGACCCACGGAGTAGAAATCCGTTGCTCTATCCAGCTGAGCTACCAGTGCATTATTTGGTGTCCCGTGAGAGAGTCAAACTCCCAACCTCTGGTTTCGTAGACCAGTGCTCTATTCAGTTGAGCTAACGAGACAATAAGTTTTTGTTTCCATATCGACGTACAACTGAACTTTTGGATCAGTTATTTTTTTATCATCGACTCTAATAGCACCAGCAGCTATATGGCGACGAGCTTCTGTTTTTGATTTACAGAAACCTACTCTAACGCATATCTCAGCTAATTCCATATTTAATGAAGCTTTCTGTGTGAAATGTAATAGTGATACGCTTCACCAACACGCTTCATGTAAACATACATCCAACCACAAAGCATATAAACAAAATCACCATGTACTGTTTGCATATTATATTCCTTTTGTTTGGAGGAACCACCCAGATTCGAACTGGGACCTCAAGGATTTGCAGTCCCGCACATTACCGTTTTGCTATGGTTCCATTAATCTATTTATGTGGCAGGTGAGGTATCTGGTCATAGGTTTAGGCTCGCTATGACTTGCCCATTCTCCTTTTATCGGTTAATTACTCCGATCCTACTGTGTACCCTTGCTGCAGGCGGGACGCTCTGTAGGCTTTCCTTACCACGGATTGGTAGGCGTGCTAGGATTTGAACCTAGTCAAGAACAGTCATCTACTGCTAAAGGGTTTATAAGACCCTCCCGTGTACCAACACCCACGCCCATGTTTGGATCCAGAAGATGGATTCGAACCACCGACACTCAGATTCAGAGTCTGATGTTCTACCAACTGAACTATTCTGGAATAGAATGGCGCTCCTGAAGGAAATCGAATCCTCCTCGCCCGTTAGACAGACGGGTCGCCTCACCAGATGCGTACAGGAGCAATTTGGTTGCGCTGCCGTAGAATCGCACTACGTTTTTCTGGGTATGAACCAGAAAGGATACTAACCCCCCGCCCGCAATAAACTGTGACAGTTCCGATATCACCCATCGTCACTGACAACCGTTGAGTACCAGGATGACCTATACGATACTGTTTGCCTATGGTGCCCCCACGACGACTCGAACGCCGGACCTACTGATTACAAATCAGTTGCTCTACCAACTGAGCTATAAGGGCGAATTATTTAAGGTTCCTGCAGCTTAGGAGTGTCACCAGTAACCACACACACAGCATCGGATTAACGAGCAGCCTGTGATTGCTCGGAGGGTTTTATACAGGCTCCCACAACTTTTTGGTGGAGGTTAACGGGATCGAACCGTTGACCTATTGCTTGCAAAGCAATCGCTCTCCCAACTGAGCTAAACCCCCATGGTCTCGGCGGAGAGATTCGAACTCCCGACCCTCTGGTCCCAAACCAGATGCGCTACCAGACTGCGCTACGCCGAGTCAATACTGACAATTATGAACTGGGTATTAATCCAATACCCTGTGATCCATTTATTTATGGTTGTATCATAACGCTTAATCATAGTGACCACCTTGTCTTGTTTGAAGTTCTAGGTTTGATCTTGAAGTCTCGTTTAGTATAACACTCAATAAGACCCATCAGAATACGAATCTCATTCTTGACCATGCCATCGACTGTCCAATGAGGATAATCTTTTTGGCATGATCTGATGTAGGAAACGTATTCCTCAGTGCACTTTTGAGCATACTCATCTGCATCAGTGACAGAATCTTTGTCTTTTGAAGCGAGGAAGTATATCTTATATGCTTTGGAGAGATTATTTATTGCGTTCTGATCATTCATCATATTCATAATATACCACATTTTTTATATTATGTCAACGGGTTTTTTTGACTACCTCAAGATAATCAAAGCTATATCCTGCTGCTTTAAGAAAAATAGCAAACTGATCTACTATTGTATCAATAGTAGAATGTGTGCCATCAAATGCGATATGGATTAGGCTATGCATTGGTTCACCTTTTAGATCAACATTCTCGCACTCACACTGAAGGGTGTAGGTTACTTTAAACGGTTCAGTCATAGCGTCCTCATTGTTAATTGAAAAGTGTGGGTGCGTGGCTCACACGCTTGCCTGCTGTCCCACTCCAGCGCCCTCAAACGACACTTTCCTGGTTAATGGAAAACATTGAGGCGTAGGCGACTTGGTACTCACAGGAACCACCCTGCTTGTATTCTCCAACTGATCGACCCTACGGTACATTCAGTCTCTAACCCGGAAGTTAGAGGTGCCAACTGACGTATCAGATTGGCGATGATATGGTAGGTGGGGACGGATTCGAACCGCCAATGTTACCCTTAGGGAACGGATTTACAGTCCGTCGCAGAACCACCGTCTCTGCAGCCCACCTATATTCTATTTGGTTGGCATAGGTGGTTACGATCCACCGACCCCTGTCTTATCAGGACAGTGCTCTACCACTGAGCTATACGCCATTAAATTCTGCCCACCGTTAACTGGCTCCTGACTCGCCAACCGGCTTCTTTTACATCGGCGATCACACGGTGGGAACATGGACCGATGACAATCCCAGTTTCGTTTATCTCGAGAACCACGAAACTAGCCTGTAATGGTGCCTGAGGAGAGGATCGAACTCCCGACATCTGCTGTGTAAAAGCAGCGCAACTACCGCTGTGCTACTCAGGCTAATTTGGCGTGGGCTAACTTCAGGCTAGCGGCCATCCGCTTATCTCTTGTCGTACCCCCACGCAGCACGACCGTAGATGCTCCAAAGAAGTCATTGTGGCACAGAGCAACTCACACCACAATCAAGTTAGGCACTTTCTGTCCTAACAATTGGCTCCTCGACCTGGGCTCGAACCAGGGACATTCTGATTAACAGTCAGACGCTCTACCAACTGAGCTATCGAGAATTAAACTTTAATAGCACTACTACTTATTATAGGTTAAAGAGTACAAACCTGTCGCGGAACCATACCATGGTGAGTGCGTTCCCAGTTTGTAAAACATTCATACCGACGAGGCGGCATAGGAGCATAGCGTTGCTCATAACGAGGCTGATAATAAACAGGACGCTGAGGTTGATATACCTCATTAGCAATCACTGTACCAGCAACTGCACCTACAGCACCAGCTGTCAAGAGTTGCTGCTCTCGTGCCGTACAACCAGCCAATGCACAAGCACTAACTGCAACCAATAGAAACTTATGCATCACGACCTCCATATAGCGAACTGTTTATTTTGGTGAACCATGCAGGGATCGAACCTGCGACAAAGAGATTAAGAGTCTCCTGCTCTACCGGCTGAGCTAATGGTCCTTGTAGTGGTAGAGCGTAGGGGAGTCGAACCCCTCTCATGGGAATGAAAATCCCAGATCCTAACCGATAGACGAACGCTCCAAAAATTCCTTCAACTCACAGGGGCTCTTACCCCACCTTTTTCTAATGTCCGCAGAGTCGATAGCGGCAGGTGTATTCTCACATAGCAGCGTTTCGAACTACTACTACTGATAAGCTTGCTGTACTCCGGCAGGGATTATCCTCTCTAGTACATGCAGGAGTGATCGACCTCTCCCTACAAGCAAGGCTCGGTACAATTGGGACTGGTTTGTAAACCGTGTACCCCACTCAGTTGGCAACTACCAACCCCTTCGGAACAACCGTACCGTTGACCGACGAGTGTATATTATGGTGGACTCTCTGGGATTCGAACCCAGGACACGCGGATTAAAAGTCCGATGCTCTACCGACTGAGCTAAGAGTCCAATACTTATTAGGTATGGTGTTATGTTATGGGCATGGATAGACCTACATACCGTTCGCTTTACTCTGCAACCTTATGCATGGGAGCAACCCCACTTTTCGATTGCAACTCAGTGTTGGCCGTGCTAGCTAGACAGAGGACCCATTGACTGTGCGCTGCCCAGGAACACTGGGATTTTCCATAACACCACACCTAATAAGTTGTTTCTACAAAGAAGCACTCGGCGGAGGTGGTTACAGTATGCATCCCGCCACTACGTCACTTTGATCGTCCTAATTCTAACGAACCAAGTGCTTCCATGAAGAAACAACCGTTACACCCACAGTGGGGTAAGAATCCTAGCCTTGGGAGCCAGAATCCCCGGTGTTTCGTCTTCCAACAATGTCAAACAGCGTATTGTATTATATATGATATTTTTCAGAATGTCAACCGTTACTTTCGGTATTATCTGAAAAATGTTGTGCTGCAAACCCGATTATCATCAAAGTCACCAGCACAAGGAACGGCGCGAAAATTACCAGTGTAGCATTCATCTTCGTTCTCCTTCATCTCATCCTATAATTCAATATAGGACATTTTTGGAATAATGTCAACCAGTAAATTTACTGGCGTACAGAAGAGCTACATGAGATGATACACTCGCTGTAACATGGCGCCTTCCATCAACACCGTTGAAGCCCGTTAGAACGAACCCAGCAGTGCCAAAGTGGTTGCTATCACGAGAATACAGACGAGCCATAGTCTCCATGAAATCTCGCACCTCTTCCCAAGAATCATAGAGATCTCGGATAGAGTCATTCATAATGAAGACCGCTTGTGCAGTCTTTTCAAAGCAGTAGTCGTCAAAGATAAGCTCATTCGGCATCAGTGCAGCTCCATAGAAGTATCGTACCAGTTGTCCGTCTCAAAGCGAGAATCAGAGTCAAGATCAGGATGGCACGGATGATCACCAAAGAAGTTGAAGTGTTCTTCGGCAGTCATCAGAGCCTCACAGTAGATCCACAGATCGCCATCTTGATGAAGGCGCCAGCGGTTGCCATAAGGATCAGTATGGACGGCGTTGATAACCACCATAGACCAAGCATCCCAGTAGTTCTCTGATTCTGGATGGTCAGGACCACGCAGAAGAATCTCGATGTCTTCCTGATCTATGCCAGTCCAATTGGTAAAATCGAACCGAGCAAAGATCTGGGGAATGTAGACACCCATAGCGTCAGAAACAAGAAGATCTATACCACTCATTTTCATCTCTCCTTATTGGTACTGAGGTTCAGCAGGAGCGCCGAGACGACGCTCTTCTATGACACAGTAGCCGCCTGAGCGGCAATGTTCCCAAGCAGCCTCAGCTGCTAAGCGAGACTGATACACGCCGAGGCACTCACAGCCCTCGTACTCATGACCCACTAGAAGCACATATACAACCATCTAACATCTCCTTCATCTCATCCTATAATTGAATATAAGATCTTTTTGGAATAATGTCAACCGGCAGAAGCAAAAGATTCTAGAATCTTTAAAGATTCTGAATATTTTAAATCAGGCAGAGCGCCAAAGCTAAGGTCATGTAGCAGGATCTCTAGATCCATGGTAGAGTAAGTGTAAAAATAATTCTTACACTTCTTATTGTAGTGCTTACCTACCCAGTCTTCCTGCAGATCTGTAGCTGTCAGGCGATAAGCCATCCGCTCATTGATACAGACAAAGATGAGTTCTACCGGAATGCAGTAATGCTCTGCTACTGCCACGTAGTCCTCGACTTGCTTGACGTCTACAGTGAGCTTCCCATTCCAGGAATCCTTGAACTTCACCTCAATAAATTTCCGCGTTCTATCTTGATTTTCTATTAGAAAATCTGGGAGTCGCAGGCCTTTACTACGATAGCCCTTGCCAAAGTATTCCTCAACTGTCTGTATAGAAGCAGTTTCAGGAAGATCTTTGTAGTATTCCATGACTAGTTTTTCTGCAATTTGACCCATAGCCAAAGCAGTCTCGAAGCGTGTTTTTGTCATATTAGAACTTTCCACTGTATTGATTTTTCCACTTGGAGCCTTTTACAGCATGACCTTCGCCAGAAAGCAGAATGTCATAGAACATCTTCATCAGTTCTACTGAGTTCCTCTTCTTGGCAATATTGAGTCGCAGACGGACCATCTTCATAGGATCAGTCTTCCGGATGGAAGACTCGTGAGCTGATTCTATGATAGAAAGGGAGAACTTGACCGCTTCAGGAAAAGGCATTCTGCCAATCTGTTCGATCTTCTCAGGTGTCAGGTTGAGCTTCATCTGAATTCTCCTTAGATTTCAATGAGATCTGCGTTCAGCTTTAGAAGCAAGAACTTGAAGACGCCATTGATCTTGTCACGGAGAGCGTCAGCGAGACCAAAAGCACCACCATCATAAGCAAGAGAATAGTTCTCTTCTAGGTAGGTCAAGAGGTCACGAAGCTGGTCCACTGTCATCTTTTCCATCTGCTCATCTCCTTCATCTCATCCTATAATTGAATATAAGGTCTTTTTGGAATAATGTCAACCGGGCTTTTCAGAAGGATTTTCTAGGTGCTACAAGCCCATTTTTAGGGATTTTGGGTTCTAACCTATTGAATTCATTCACAAAAAACCCCATTGAAATCATTGAGTTTTTTCTAACTGCTTGATAACAATGAGGAATTTTTTTGAGATTTTGGTCAGAAGATCAGAATGCCCATCAATGTGGGATCTGACTCAGTTTATCAATTTCTTGAGCTTGTCTTTCTTCTCGGCATCCATCCCAGATCCAAAGGAGGATTTAGAGAAAACTGGTGTGTCATCCTGGAGTGTCTGCTCAGAGGAATCTACATCAAAAAGACGCATTTTAGCTCGCTCGATGCCGACCACAAAGCGACGGTTAAGTGTCGGATCATTGTAGCGGTTCTTGAGCTGCTTAATCATTAGCTGACCTAGTCCCTCTAGCTCTTCGGTAGAGATGAGAGCGAACATGAGGTCAGCAGTTGCTGGCAATCCAAAGGACTCAGACGTGTCTGTCAATTCAACATCCGAGTTGCCGTATCCACCTCGAGTCGTCTGAGTAGCAGAAAAGACAGGGACGTTGAATTCAACGGCAAGCCCACGCAGCTCTTCGGCAATGGCTTTTATATAGGTGTAGGAGTTGACGTTGGCGCCTGCCTTGATACGACTAGAGCTACAGATGTTGAGGTAGTCAATGTAGATAACATCTGGGATGAAGTTTCGCTTGATCCTAAGCTCATTGAGAAGATGTCTAAAGTGAGCAGAGCCTGCTGATGCAGTAGGATACTCCTTGATGACCAACTTGCCAATAGTGTTCTTGCGAACCTTGGAAATTTTCTTATCATATGCTTCTCTCGAGAGAATCGCGAGTTCGTCTACAGTCACGTCTAGAAGATTAGCATCAATACGCTCTGCGATCTTTTCTTCTGCCATTTCCATGGTGATGTAGAGAACATTCTTTCCTTGAGTTAGGTTATAAGAAGCACAATGACACATGAATAGAGATTTGCCAACACCGGTGCCAGCCAATGCAATGTTGAGAGTCTTGCGAACCAGACCTCCCTTAGTGATCGAGTTAAGGAGGCTAATGTCAAAGGGAATGTGTTCTTCCTTACGATGATAGAAATCAAATCTATCATCAGAATTAGCAAAATAGTCATGACCAATCGAAACGTCAAAAGACACGCCAAGGGCGTCTGATAGAAGAGTAGGGATAGAACCGGTACTGGTGGCGCCGCTTTTATCATCC